GACCAAGACTTCCAGCGGCTGATGCTGCTTTTCTTCCAATTTCAGCTGATGGTCCAGTTAATGGTCTTCCAACTGACCCAGCTGGTTGTTTTGCACCTTTAAGAAATCTAGATCCTTGATTTCCAGCACCTTTTAAAAGATTGAGAGCAGCTGATCCTGCTTTTCCTGCGAGTGGTCTTGCTGCTCTTAGACCTCCTAAGCCTGCTAAACCTGCTTTTCCTGCTGTTGCTGCTAATCTTGCTGCTAAACTTACTACCATTACGATGTCACCACTGTTACTGTTCCTATGGAACTTGTTGAACTCACACCTGTCGGATAAACCACAGGTAAGTATAAATTTCTCCAAGCATTTCCGTCATACGCTTGGTGTACGTCTACTGTTGTATTAAATATTAGACCACCCGGACTAAATTTTCTACCATTTCTTTCAATAGTTGTGTAAGAAGGTACCACATTTAAATCCAATTGAAAAAGGTTTTGTTCTAATGTACGCACCATTCTGTTTAATTTGTCAGCATCTATGTCGCCTTCAGTAAAACGAGGTAGAGATGAGAAGGCCTGTCTAATGTCATACCGTGGCATTATTGCCTCCCATCTGGTTTAACATCTAGCCTTGTAGAGCCTAATCTCCAGCCAACTCCAAGACGATTAGCATTGTTATTACTTCCATCATTATAGCTAGAAATTTTTACAGAAAACTGTCTTCCTCTACCTCTAATGTTTTCTACTTGAGTTGTAGAGTTAACAGGAACTGTAGCGTCAGTAACTAAAGTACCGCCCGGTGCATCACGCATTTGTACAAGTAAATCAACAGTTTGCAAACCAGCTAAGTCTGTTCCTATAAATTTAAAGTCTGGTATAACTCTACTGACAAATGCAAATTGTTCGCCATCTCCAAGGTCAATATCACCTGATTGAATAGAGACTCCATCCATTGGAGATCCGTCATCATCATAACCTACTTCATGAGCGTAAATATATCCTGGAGAAGTACCACCAGCTGCTCTTGGTTTTTGGTAGATACCATAATCAATCCATGCTGTTCTTTCCATTTTTCCAATAGACCAAGTTCTTTGAACATAGTTATAAGTCACATAGCGATCAATTTCGTTAGAACCAGCAGAAGGATAATACCAACCCACTTCGTCAAATGTTTGATTAGAAAAACCAAAAATCTTATATCTTTCATCGTAATTAATGTCACTAAAGACATACTCTTTAACAGTACAAGGAAGAGCGTTTACAGAACCTGTGTAAACATAAAAGTTTGACTTATCCATCCAAAATGTTGCATCAGCTCCATTGACTGCTGCATTTGGACCAAGTATCGAGGGACCCCTAGCGAGGAGAGAAGTGGTAAAGGGTAGGGGTCCCCCTACGAATCGCAATGAAAACAGTGCGATATCGGTCCATACTAGTATTTCCTGACGAGTCTGTAGCCCGCCAATAATTTCGGAACCTAGATTTAATTCAATTTGATCAGCTGTAGATGTTCCGTCTGTTCTTATCTGCCAGTCAACTGCACTGTTTTGATTAGAAATTGCTATTATCATTGGGTCTATTGTTCCTGTTCTGGATGCACCAGAAATAGGATCAACACCTAATGCTATAACGTGACCGTCTCTTTCAGAAACAATGACTTGATTTGCTTTTGTTGGAGCTAATATAGCTCCAGCATCAGCAGTTATATCTGTAGCACGAGAGCTAGTTCCAGCACTTTCGTCCCATTTATAAATACTACCACCTCTGTAGTTCATAATAAGGTCTTCACCATAATTATCTTGATTCCAAAGTCTAAAAGTTCCGGTTGCACCAAAACCCCAAGATCCAGCATTCCAACTACTAGAACCCCAACCACCTAAAAGATTTTGTAAATCTTCACCAACAGGTATTTCAAAAGCAAATGTTAAGGTACCGCCAGTATTGGACGTAGATCCACTGGCTTGAGTAGCAACAGTTATATCAAAATTATTAGTATCAATAACAGCAACAGGATGATTTGCATTTATTTCTGCTATTGGAATACCATTAACAGGAGCTGACAATCCAGATATAGTTACAAAATCTCCTGTAGCACAACCATGACTAGTAACTGTAAATCTAACAGAAGTAGTACCATTAGTAGTCATTATATCTGTAGCTGATACTGTGGATCGTAATGGTGTTATGTCATAAAAAACACTTTGAGAAAGAACATAAAATTTACGATTAGTTCCTACACCTAAATATTGATTACCATTAAAGTCAGACCATTCAAACAATGTTCGGCAACTTCCTAAGAAAGAATTTTGAGAGTACTTTTCCCAACCACCTATTTTTTGAGCAAGACCTGATTGAAAACGAACAAGGTTGCCATCTGTCCAGCCACCCTCGTCTGTATAATCTGTTGTTTCTTTATTTATTCCTGGTCGGAAATTAAATTTCGCTAACGGCATCTTGTAATTCTTCCACTTTCTCTTGTAAATCATCGATTTTCCAAATTGCTTCTTTCAAAGCTTGAGTAAGTAAAGGAACCAGCTTAGATAAATCTAATTGCTGTAGGATTGGTGCGTCTGTTTTTGGATCAACAGCGTCCTTATCACCTGTGACTGCATTAGGAACTATAGCTTGAACTTCATGAGCTATAAAACCTTCATTAACTTCTTCACTTCCTATAAAAGAATAAAGAAGAGGTTCTAATTCTAGAACTCTTGCAACTGCATCATCTATTTCACCTAGTTTATCTTTTACTCGATAATCTGAGGTAGTATTAAAACTTGCAGCAGTTCCATTATTAGTTACAGAGCCTACAGTTGTAGCTCCGTTTAAAAATTGCATATGTGGTATACCAGTACCTTGATAACTTTGAAGGGTAGTATTTGTATCTAAATAAGAAGTAGCATTAGTTATTGCATTTGTAGTAGTTCTAGCTCCATAAAAAATATTACCAGAAGCGTCTATTCGTATTCTTTCAGCTGTACCGCCTGTTATAAATGCTAATTGATTTGAAGTAGCTTTAATATTATTTCCATCAATGTTTATAAGATCTACTGTTAAATTAGTAGCAGGTGCGTTGCTTCCTATACTAACACCGTCAATTGATCCTGCGTTAACATCTACTTGATCTAAATAAGCAATTCCATCAATATAAAGATCTCTAAATTTAAGAGCAGATGTTCCTAAATTAGACGTATTAGTAACTTCAGGAATAATTCCTTTAGTTAAAAGAGTTCCAATTCCGTTATTAACAGAACCATTAGTTGAGCCTTGTCCATCTGAATAAATAATAGCATTTATACCATTAGGAAGTGTAACTGAAGAGCCATTAGAGCCTTGTTTAAATATAAGACTAAAACCGCCAGTAGTAGAATTTTTTATGTACCAAGTTTTTTCTAAATCAGACGGAGAAAAAGTAACCGTTCTGTTAGCAGTTAAGTTTCCAGTAAAATTAATAAATTTATTTCTAGCAGCAGAAGAGCTTCCATCAGTAATGCTAAATGTAAAATTAGCATCAGACATTGCGTGACTAACATAGCCACCTACTGCTTGATCAATAATATCCCAATTTGTATTTGTGCTTGTACCCCAGGTTCCTGATTCTTCACCTGTTTGAATTAATTTTATTCCTAAATTACTATATGTAGCCATTATGCAGCAATCCTTTTCCAATTAGGGTCTTGAGTTGTATTAACTTCTTGCCAAAGAAGTATAGTACCAATTTCGCCAATTCCAACTACCCCCGTAGGGAATACATCGGCACCTAAGCCTACGCCTATTTGACCAATAAGACCTTCGGAAGTTAATCCTGTAGGAATTATTGTTACCCCTGCCGATAACGTAACAGTTCCTTCGCCAGATGTCATTAAAAGATTTACATTAGCTTCTACTGCTATAGCAAAACCCATTCCGCTATGGTTAGAACATTTTACATATAATGTGCTAGGTGCATTACTTGCTACAACAATTTGTGTGTAAGCTCCTGCATTACCAGGGGTTCCAACTACTGTAACCCCATCTGTATATTCTGATCCATCTTGTGTAGTACTAAATCTTAATGGGTGACCTGAGTTACTTGAATTAGATTGATCAAATTTATAGGTAAAACCTTTGTGTAGGGCCGTGTAAAGGCTTTGTTTTTGACCATTAGCATAGTAGTTATTACCACCACCAGAACCATCGTTATATACAGTAATAGCAAATGTTTCATCTTGTCGAGAATAGGCAATCGTGCTTGTATTAACAGCAACCGTTCCTACTTGTCCAGTAGCTGTCTGACCTGTAGGTATAATAACAGAATCAAAATTAGTAGCTACATTTCCTACAGTACCTGTAGCAGTTACACCACTTGTAACAACAAGTTCGTTACCTTGAGTGGCTACAGAAAAAGTTCCTATTGTTATAGTAGCATTCACTCCAACTGGAGCCACGATGATATTAAATACACCATCTACACTTACATTACCAATAGTTGTGCTTGCAGAAACGCCTGTAGGTATAACAGTAACAAATTGTCCTGCTGACGCAGTTCCTAATTGACCAGTACCAACTACACCCGTAACTTCAACTGTTACAGATAAAGATCCTTGATCTGAAAAAGGAAAATCGGAATATGTACCTACACTAAACATATATTAGACCTGTGTTATATTACTTCCTGATGTATGTGCTGTAGCAGTTGTACTGTTTGAGCCTCTAGTAGCACCAGTTAAAGCTGTACCACTTACACCTGTATAAGCAACTTTTTCATCACCAATTTTAACTGTACCAGTAGTAGTAAAAGCATTTGAATTACCTACATCAATAGTTGTATCTAGCGAAGTAATATCATTCTTTAAATTTTGTGATCCTTTAAAATCAGCGTTGGCAGTTAAAGTAGTTCCTGAAGTATGTTTGTATTTCCATCCCCAATAATCGCCTGGGTCTGTAACACCTGTCACAACAGTTACATTAGAACTGTTACAATCAGATATAATAAGAGTTTCAGGATCTCCTATCACAGTTTTGTCAGATTGCACATCAATTGCTGTGTCATCTTCGAAGAGGTAAATAACAACACCATCGTTGTCTCCTCCATTCCATTTAATCGCTTTCATAAGTTTCTCCTTTATTACGATCTTGTTATTAATAGTGTTGTTGCTGAAGTCGCAATTCCAGCGACAACAGACGGACTTCCTGCCGTGGTAGACAATGTACCATCTGTCTGAACATAATACAATTGTGCAGGTGTTAAACTGCTTTGATCAGGGTTAGCAGCACCTTGTGTGTCTATTAAGACGTTTTTATTGTTAGCTACTGTATCAGAAGCTATTCCTAGATAGTTTTCTGTTGTGAGGTTGGGAACTAAACCTGTTCTGCTTCCATTTGGAACAATTCCGTATGCTTCAATGTTATCATTTGATAAATGGTATGCGGCTAAAAGCCTTACACTTGTTGAGTCATAAGCTAAAGTTGTCATATCAGTATTATCTGTGCTTAACGCAACAGGAGTATTGTAAGCTATTGAATTGTTAGATGAAGTTATTGTTGCTTCTCTATAATATAAACTATTCGATGAATATACACCATAAATTAATGGAATTTTTCCAATATCTGAGAAATGTGGAACTGAAAAATCTTGTCCGTTGTATAAAATTAAACTTCTTGTACCATGAGAGACTGTTGTTCCTGATATTTGAAAAACCATACCATATAGATTATCACCTGTTCCTTCATAACCAGCAAAAAATCTATCATTTTGAGTATCATAACAAACTATACAATCTGATTGAGGGTATGGGTTAGATGCGTTATCTGCATCAAATTCGACAGGACTACCTAAAGTAAAAGTAGTGCCACTTATTGTTCCTGCTCTAGCGTCTGCATTATTAGAATCATCTGTTGTTAAAAATAATACCTTGCCATTACCTGCTCCTAATCCAAGTTGAGTAGCAGTGCCTGCTGCTGATATTAGAGTATTAGAACCCCAACTAGACGTTGTTCCACTTATTGTTCCTACTTGTGCAGTTATATAACTGCTATTTGATTGGTCTTTATAAGAAACAACAAGTTTACCTGATGTTGGCTCATAAACTACTTTTTGAGATGTACCTGTGTTATCATTATCATTAATTACAACTTCTGCACCTACACTTAGTGACGTTCCAGTTGCAGTTAAAACCCTACATCCTAAATCACCACTAAAAGCACCTCTATGATAAACCAACATACTTTTTTCATTAGCCGAATCATACGCAATGCTTGGAACTTGCCCTCCATAACTAGAGCTAATAATGGTTTCTATTCCCCTTGATGTAACAACATTACTAGAATCAACTTCCACTAAATTTCCGTACACATAATTTGAAGCATCTTCATTTGTATAAACAAGTATAAATCTTTGTGCAGATATATCAAAACATGATGTGAGCTGAACATCAGTATCGGCAGCAACTAGTGCTGTTGCTGAACCTTTAGAGAATGTATAATTTTCTGTACCTGATGCCTGTGCTACCTGTGCTACATCACCATCAGCTTGCATTACAACAGGCTTGCCCTTCGTAATTGCACCATTGGAAAAACCAACCATAGAGTTTCCTGCTTCTTCTTCTAGTAATAGTTGTGTAGAAGAAATAGCTCTTCCAATAAAGTTAGGAGAAAGTGTTGTTGAGATAACGCCAGAGCTAGAAGTGTAATAATACTCACCAACAGTTAAACTTGTTTGATCGTTATTTATGCTTCCTGGTATATTGATGTTAACAGTTTCATTTGCTCCTGCACTCGTAGAAGCTACTCCTAGATAATTATTATCTAAATTACCTGAGACTTGCGTAACTGTACCTGCACTATTTAAAATTACAGGTTTACCTGCGGTTATTGATGCTGTCGCTGTAAAAGATTTATCTATGCCTTCTTCTGACAAATAGGCTTTAGCTGCTGGGTAATCAACCCAAACAGTATTAGGCCCTGATGTAAGGCTAACTAAATTGCCAGAATTAGAACTAGATAATACTGTAGTTCTTGTAAGAGTGTTGGCATTATACGTTCCTAAACCTATTTCAAATGCATCATTGGCATCTTGAATAGTATAGTAAGTAGTAGATCCATTTCCTAGTGTTGAGAAAGCCTGGTATCCAGCAGGTGGAGAATTAGCAAGAGTTATAGTGCCTGTACCACTTGTAGTGCTGGTGTCTTTTATGCGGTCTTTTACAACTAAAACCATATGCCACCTCCTACGATCTTGATACTAATAATTTAGTTGAGGCTATCGCTGTTCCTGCTACAACGGAAGGACTGCCTGCGGTAGTAGAAAGAGTGCCATTAGCTTGTACATAATACAATTGAGCAGGTGTTAAGCTAGATTGATTAGCATCAACGCCAGATATAGTTGTTACTTTTACATCATTTCCTGTTGAAACTGTCTCTTGTGCTATGCCTATGTAGTTTTCTGCGGTGAGGTTAGTTGTAGTATTACTGTAACTTGAAGCGTAAACTCCACCCATCAGATAAGATGCACTAGCGTTAGTGCGTGTAATATACATATTTTGTGCTCCATTACCTGTTTCATTAATAATAATACTCAGCATGTGCATTTGATTTCCATTTGACAGTGTACTACTTAGTGCAATTTTTGAACCCCATGTCACTGCTCCTGATGAATAAGTACCGACAAAAACATAAGGAATTGTAGGATCAGAACCTGT